CCAATGTAAGGGCTTATCTGGGTGGTGCTGTTGGTTCCCTAGGTATGACTGGTGTGATACAGCAGCTAGTGCGTGGGGAAAGTATTCTAAGCAACCGGTGCAAACTGGATAGGTCTTACGTTCTTGTGCGTCTTCTGGAAAAAGTTCTGTCATAGCTTTGGTGCGGGCGAGGGAGCGTTTACTTGCGGCTCCCCCGCCTTGCGTTTTGGGGTTATTAGTTAGGACAAGGGTTGGCGGTTAGAACGGGGCTTCAACTAGCTCTGGCTCTGGGGTTGGCTCAGATGTGTCAAAGTCTTCTGCACCACTATTACCAGCATCCTCGGTGTCTGGCTCCTTGGAGGCTACTCCTAGGTATCCGTCGAGGTAGTCTTGTAGGAGGTTGTCGTAGTAATCTGCGCGAGCGGCAGCTTCGTCGGACAAGGTGTTGCTAACTACAGAGAAGAGAGGTTTCTTGAACTTCACAGCCCCCTTCTTCTCGTCTGTTGCTTCCTTGATAGAAACAACTGTGTCGCTGTATAGACCGCTGTCACCACCGAGGCTATCAACAAACTCAATCCAAGCGGTGAGGGCAGCACCCTTAACTTGGAAGTTGATTAGCTCGTAGTCGTCTGAGCCTGTCTTAGCCATGGCGTAGATGGACTTAGTGAACTTGGCTCCTTGGGTAGCCTTAACGTCCGACCATGCACCAGTTGCTACGATGCCGTCCTTGTTGCGAACGGTAAGCTTGTCACCTACGGCACGAACTTCGTTAGACCAGATGCCAGTCTGCTTGGCTTCTAGGAAACCTTTGACTGTGTTGAGTTGATCCAGGACGATGAAAGCTGTAGAGATGGGCAGGTGCTTCTCTGTGCTTGCTTCTTTGTCCCAGTATTTCCAGTCGCCAGACTGCGTGTCCCACTCTAGGTATTTAGCGGCAGGGTTGGATGAACCACCCCCGGTTGATGTATTTCTTGTTCTACTCATATTATTGTATTGGTTGATGATGTTAGTTAAGGTTCTATGGGCTTGGCTTAGGTATGTCAACGGTTATTTTGATTTATTTTTCCTTTGATTGGCTGTGCGAACCTTGTGACAGGCCACACATACAACTTCTTGCTTGCCGTAGATCATATCCCTGAAGTGTGGAGTTAAGGTTTCTAGGGTTTGAACATCGGTAAGTGGCGTGATGCCATCTACGTGGTCAATCTCATAGACAATCTTAGCTCGCTTCTCTAGGGTTCCATCCAGCTTCTTGCGCCTCTCCTTCTCTGTTATCCCCATCTCCTTGCCACAGTCTACGCAGACCACGACGAAGCGTTCTCTACCTGTGGCTGGGTTGATGCCGCGTGTGCGGACGGATTGGATGAAGGTCTTGCGGGAAGAGTTGCGCCAACAAGGACGAAGGGCAGACTTAACCATCGTCCGGAACTTACCCTCCGTCATACCAAGGACTGGATTAATTTCACCCCTAGCCATGTTGTGATAACTCCTCTGGTGTTGGCTCGTAGGGAGGTTCTGGAACGTCAAGCTGCGCTAGCATATCGGTAGTATCTTTACCCATACGTTCGTGCGCTCCGATGAGGAGCTTACGGTGTTCCTTGAACTCTGGAGAGTTGGGATGGTTTAAGCAAAAATACATTGCTCGCCCCATTACGTCCAGGGCTTCAAGCATTGTGTCTGCGTATTGTCGTGCTTCGTCTAGGTCTGTTGTCATAGTTCTGTTAGTAATTAGATTAGTCTTTGTGATAGAGTGGTAAATGCCTTGGCTGCAGTCTGAGGAACTACTCCGTTTCCCAGCAACCTAAGTCTGTCCACCCTGCCGGAAGACCCATTAGGTGCTCGACCCAGTTGGGGTTGAGCTTGCCCTGTAACTCTTGGCTCTTCCCATTCGTATTGGGGTTCACCTGGTCTTGCTGGCCATCGAGTAATACTGCTGTTCCAAGCGGTGGAGTATTCCTCTTGAACTGACTCGGACACGGAGTGTTGTGTGACTCGTTGACTGTTATTGTAGGCCAGTTCTGTGGATGCACCTGCTCCCGAAGGTTGGCTGGTTGCGTCCGTCCCTTGCGGGTTGTCTCGAACTGTCGTTGAAGTGCCTCTGGACTCCGCTGACCCATATGATCCATCGTGTTCGGTGTCGCCCAGTTCTTCTTCCCCTCGTGAGTCTCCACCGCATCCCGCAGCTTCGCCCCATACCAAGGACTGTTCGGATCTTGGCTGTGCTTGCTTCGGTATACTCCGTCCACTATCTCGGTTGGATAACTCCCCCCTGTCGTGTCGAAGACTGTCGCCGTTGGCCAAGCCAAGGATGAAGACTCGCTTTCTCTGGTGAGGTGCGCCGACTTCTTCCGCTGAGAATATTCCTGCCGTTGCTCTGTAACCCAATCCTTCCAATTCTCTGAGGACATATTGGAGAACTGACTCTCCGTCTGCTGTCTTGGCTGAGATGATTCCTGCAACGTTTTCAAGGAAAACAATTCTAGGTTGGCACTCTCTGATTCCGTCTGCGATGTAGGGGAAGAGGTGTCTGGGGTCTTCAGTTGCTTGACGCTTTCCAGCAGCTGAGAATGGCTGACACGGGAATCCTCCAGAGAGGATGTCCACTTGTCCACGAAACTCTCCGTATGGGAAGGTCTTAACGTCCGTGAACACAGGTGCTGCATCCAGCTTTCCCGCTTCCATCTTTGCAACCAAGTTCGCGACAGGGAATCCTTCCCTCTCCACGTAAGCGATTTCTCGCAGATTTGGGAGAACGCTTCTGAGTCCAAGCCCAATTCCTTCATATCCGGAACATAGGCTGAGGTGTGTAATTGTTTTGGTAGTATCCACATTGTATCTTTCTGTTTGTTTTAGTTTATTTTAGTTCTGTTATCTGAGTAATGGTGATTGAGACGTTTGTCTTCTTCAACTTGTATCCTTTAGTCTTGCTGCCAGTAGTCAAGCATTTAATTGCTTCCTCCTCGGTGTGTGCTGTTTTAATTGCAGAGCAAGGTGAGGGCATGTCGAGACGGGTGTAGGTTATCTTGTAGCAGGGCATTAATGAAAACGTCCTATGTGGTTCTTAAAGATGAACTTACCCTTTACGTCTCTTGCACCTTCTCTCTGCTTAGCGATGTTATACTTCAATGAAACGTAAGACCCATGCTCTGCGTCTGATCTCCTAGCCTCATCAACATCCTTGCCGTCAGGCCACAGAAGTAAGATGATGTCGGAGTCATTCTCAATGTCACCGGAATCCTTGAGGTCATACAAGGTAAGACCAGACTCACGCTTGGCTCCCTCACGATTGACTTGTGCTAGCAGGAAGACAGGAACATCCAACTCCATTGCCATCAGTTTCACTTGGTGTGACACCTCGGCTATGCCGTCGTTCTTTTTCATCTTACGATCCCAAGGCACAAGCTGGAGGTAGTCTATGACAATCCACTCAATCTTGTGCTTGCGCTTATACATCCGAGCCTTGGCACGAAGTTCATCCACACTCTTCACGTAGTGATTGGTGAAGATGGGAGCCTCGGCCATCTTGTCCGTTGCTTCCCAGACACGCTTCTGGTGTTCTGGTTTCATCATCCCGTCTTGCAATCGCTTGAGAGGGACGGCAGCACAGGTTTGAATCATACGGTTAGCCAGAGACTTTGCTTGCATCTCAAATGAGAAGTAGAGACCGGGCGTGTTGTGGGTGACAGCATTCTGCAACACAATGTTGAGGGCGAGGGCAGTCTTACCACAGGAGGTGGGTGCTGCAATGACCATCACCTCTCCGTTGGCTACACCACCACAGCTAAGTTTCTCATCTACTTGTGCTATGCGCGTGGGCATGGCAGAGACCTCATAGGTTCCACTCACCATGGCCTTGTAGTCCTCTCTAAGGGCTTCTGCGGCACTTCTGATACTCCCGTCCCCCTTGCCGTCGTCAACGTCTTGTAGGGACTGTAGAGCGGCTTCTAGCTTGGATGTCACGGAGTCTGCCTCTTCCTCCCCTTCCTCTGCTTCCTCAATGGCGAGCCGGCAATGACGGATGGTCTGGCGAAGCTTGGACTTCTCCTTCACTATGTTGGCGGCATACGTGGCGTGGGTTGAGGTCTCACAGGCTTCTTGGATTGTGTAGATGGTGCTGATACCACCAACTTCCTTCTCGTCGCCATTGGAGCGCAACTGCTCTAGTAGTGTGATGTCGGACAACTCCAACCCCTTCCCCACAATCTCCCCGATGGTCGAGAAGATCGTAGAGTTGCGGGTGACGTAGAAGTCAGAGGGCTGAATGACCTGCGACACTTCGTCATAGACGGAGCCATCTTCAGATAGAAGACAAGACGCAAGGACAACAGTCTCCGACTCAAGTGAGTGCGGCTGGGTGTTCTTAGAGCTGGGCATACTAGATGTCTTCGCGTTCTTCTTGATCCATCACGAACTCGCAGGCTTCACTCAAGCAATCGTCTCCGTATGGGTAGGTAACGAGGGTCTGCCCGTGCTTGTTGTATAGGACAACAGCCTCCGGCATCATGTCTGTGTCATACTCAAACTCAGCGTCTATGAAGTTTTCTGTCATCCACGAGAGGATTTGATTCCCCGTGCGACCCTTGGGCTTCATGTGGAAACCCGGAATCCAGTATTCATCTCCGTCACATAGGGAGCCAACGTAGTCACCACGAAGCGTGGTCGTCCTGCGACAACTTGTAGACGTTGAACGATTGTGTCCCCGTCCATTCTGTTGGCGGGGCCGTAAGGGTAGGTTGCTGTTCTAATAATCATGTTTATGTTTTGGTTTATGGTTTGGTTTATAGTGAAACTTTCTTCATCTCCTCTAGGGCATCATAGCCTCGCATAAGTTTCTTAGCGTAGCTTTCTTCCTTTAGCTCAGGCAGAAATTGGTCGTGTTCCTTGGTCATTTCCTGAAGGAAGCCATAGCGGTGGGAGGTGCGAACGCTAACTGCTGCCCACTTGTTGGCTATATACTGGCCATAGTATAGGGCTTGGGAGGCAGTGTTGTCGCACTTCCTAGAGGTGTAGAAGTTGTTTGCAGCTTTGTCTCTGAAGTCTTGCTCCAGCTGTGTGCGTTCGTGCCTTGGTGTTCTGTGTGTGTCTTTTTTGTTCATGTTTATGTTTGGTTTATGGTTTATTATTAAATGCCACGCATTTGCATGATGGCGGCAACGGCTTTGTTCCTGGCCGTCCTCTTCCTTTGGTTCTGCAAACGGAGAAAATTGCTGGCACTGGCAACATCTGGATCAACTTGACCGCCACACATGTCCTCCCACATTTCCTTGCGAGCGACCCTCTGCTCGAAAGTCAGGACTGTAGGATCGACCCACCGATTCTTGTATTTTGATGTGCTAGCTTTTTGTTTTTCTGATCTCATGTTTATGTTTGGTTTGGTTTGGTTTATAGGCTCGGAATGGTCTTGACCACCTCCGAGATAAGTTCGTTTTCTAAAAGCTCTGGTGGCATCGGTGCCCTCCAGATAGAGGCGAGCATGAGGCACTTCTTATATGCGTCAAGACTAAAACCTTCGGATTCGTAAATTTCTTTTGCTGATGCAACTGGTGCATTAAAGACTCCCGTCTTTTCGTAGTAGGCGGCAACTAACTTCTCAGCCTTAGCAATTCCAATCCCCTTCATCCCCTCAATGTTGTCGGTTGAATCTCCCATGAGTAACTGAACCAACCAATGGTGGTCTGCCTCATCCTGTGTCACCTCACGAGGCCAGTCATCCTTGTTCCAGTTGTAGTGCCATCCGGGGACACCAAGTAAGTCTTTGTCTATGCTGCAAAGGATTGGGTTTTTAACCCTTCCGTTCGTGAGCATGATACCAAGTAGATCATCCGCCTCCAGTTGGTCGTGCTTGCACCAGCGAGAAGCATTCAACTCCTTGAGCTTGTCCATCAATGGGGCATAGAGAGGTGGCTTCTCACGTCTCCCGGCTTTGTAGTCTGGATACAAAACCTTGCGGAAGTTGTTGCGTCCCGACACCACCAGGTAATACTTCTGTGCGCGGCAAGCAGAGACTACACTTTGTATGGTGAACTCCACCATCTCGACAAGGCTCTTGAGACCCGTGCCGGTTGACTCAGCCTTAGCCGCATGAGAGTAAGAGATCAGTTCAAGATCAATGAGGGCAGTTTTAGTTTCTGTTTTTAAGTTCATGTTTACGTTTGGGTTATTGGAGTTAGGAGGAGGGTTGACTCATTGCCTCCAACTTGCTGACTTCTACCAGTATGTCGAGCAGCTCTTCATATTCTAAACCGCCAATGCTTTGATTTTCACAAGCCGCGTTTACGTCTTGATTAATTTGACTTATGATTATGCTTTTTATTTTATCTGATGTTTTCATATGTATTTATGTATTGGTTGATGTGTAGTGGATAACGTAAAATTTAGGTGAAGGTATTTGGATGGTCAAGAAGAATCGTCCTAGTTTCTAAAGAAACTTTGTTTTCTCTTATGCTGCAACTTGGCCTCAATCAAATCGGTGTAGCTCTTGGCGTTCGGACATGGTTCACCCATTACGAATGAACCACATCCTGCTGTCTTGTCTCAAATCGTATGAGTCTGACGCCCTTTCATGTCGCCCCGCTTGGCCGTGGTAAGTGCTGTATAAGCTACGGGACGGTGTTCACGCTCCGTTAAGAGCCACCTGTTACGCTAGGTCGGTATCTCGTTCAAACCTAGCAACCACTAGAACCTAGAAGCTACGCTTCGGGTTCCGTTTGCAGACTTGGGCTAACCTGTGAGGCCGCTTGCTCCGCTAGACTGTATGGGTATAAAAAAACCCCTCCTACATGTCAAGCTGTAGGAAGGGTTTAAAGTTGCTTGTAAAAACAAGCGGGGAAAGTTAAACTGATCCGCCTTGACACGGTAGCATTGCTGCTATGATTGAATGTATTAAATAAGTTTCTTAAACTTGTCAAGCATTATAACACACTACCTTGCGCTCGCGTCACCATAGCTCCCTTTGAGCCGTAAAGGGGCTATATTACCGCTTTCATGTATAGCGAGACACCTGCCGGGTGCAATGAGCGTAAAGCCGCTGACAGCGAACTCAGGCGCATCTATTTCGGTAACGTGGTAGGCGGATTGCATCTGCTCTTCTGACAGGTGCGGGTTGTCCTTTCGGTATTGCTGTATGGTTTTCATCTTCTGTTTGTTATTCCTTTTCTGGTTTTGTAGTATTGAGACCTGGTCATTCCCACTTGCTCGCAAGCATCCTTGACCTCTAGCCCCTTTGCCTTGAGCTTATCGACGGCCTTGACCATCTTGTGAGGGTCGAGACCTAGGGTCTTCAGGTGTGGCGTGCCGGGCTTTACGGTGATCTCCTCCTCGTATGCTGGTGGAACCTTGTCCTTGATGCTCTCCATGTATCGGACTGCGCTTGAAATCATGCTTCCCGTCATTATCGCTTTGCCCTTTCTATTGATTGGTAAAATGCGTTTTCGCTTATGCCCACCTTGGCCATCGCTTGAGCCTTTGAAATGCCCTTGCGTTCGGCCATGGCAAGCACCTGTTCCGCTTGCTGATCGTAAACCTTGCGCTGCGCGTCTCGTTCCCCAAACTTCTGCCTTGGCTTGTAGTATCCAAATGCAACGGCGTTGCGTCTGATAGAGTCTGCGCTCAATGGATAGCCAGCGGCAACGTGTTGCCATGACTCTCCCTCGTTTACCCGCTTAGCCGCCGCTTTGGCTATGCGCTTGCGATCTTCTTTTGTATGGCGAACAAACACGGCCTTGCGTTGCTCTCCCTTGCTCTGTCCTGCTGTGCTTTCCTTTAGTAGCCTGTGGTATGCGTCCCGGGCTGCTCCCGATGATAAGAAGCTCATGCAGCTTGATGCTTGGCTTTGATGTCCTGCTGTGTCTAGTATATTATGATTCATTTGTTTAATTGGTTTGCGTATTGAATGAGAGAATGTGAAACGTCCGGTGGCAAGTCTAATTGCCTGACTGCATATGTCACAGCAGTTTCGGGTGTTCCCTGGTGAGAGGCTAGCGTGTTTCTGATTAGGATTTTTGCTAGGTTGAGGCGTTCGGTAATGTCTTGCATTTGCTGTTTACATGAATGAGTTGTTGCGCTTGTCCAAAAGACCTAAAATGACGGTTCGATGGTCCGAGAGGCTGTCTTCGTGATTCTTTATCACTTTGGCCAGTATCTCAATGTTGCTTTCTGCCCGGTTCAAGTCGTGACTTAGAAAGCCCAGCGCAAGGGCCGAGGCTGCAATGTATGATATAATAATTATTTTCATGGTTTGTCGTTGGGTTAGAGTTGCAACCTGTAGAGGCCATAAATGGCGCATATGATTGCTGTGAGCGTGCTTGCAACCGTGCAGATTGCTAGGATTTGATTGTCTGTCAGTCTTTTCATGGCTTGTGTTTACTTATAAAAGATATGCTTTCCGATAGTGCAAGTCTTTTTCAGTGAGCTTGCCCAGTATGGATTGCAGTAGTCTGCGTGGTAGTGATCCGCCCCGCCTGTATAATTAGTTGGCTTCCCGTTTACAATGGCCAAGGCCTCGTTGAATCGTGGGTGCCGCTTTGCTTTGGCTAGCAACTGTTCAATTTTACCGCTGTTCCAACAGCTAAATTGTTTCCGTTGCAAGCAAACTTGCCTGGTCGTAAGCTTGCGCTTTGCCGCCCGGTTTCGTATAACTTCATTGACGGCTTCCATTGAGCCGGTTGAATACTCACCGCCCGCTTCCAGGATCAAGGTTGCTGCGACTATTTCAGACGCATTGACGGACAGGTTTGAGACTAAGCCCATTGCAAGGGCTAATAATAGTTGTTTCGTTTTCATGGTTTGTTTATTGGTTTGATGGTTATTTTTTAGCGAGACGTTTTAAAGTGCATAGTATCACTTATTCCCCTCAATTCTATCGCCATTTCGTGCAGTCTCTTAGAGAAACGATCGTTAGTCGGCTGCTTTGATGCTTCCATCAAATTGACAAGAATATCTTGGAACCTTTCCCTCTCATTTCGCTCTGCAATGCCTTCGGGTGATTTGCGGAAGCGTTCGCAACGCTCTAAGTATTTATTGAACTCTGTTTTCATGGTTTGTTTATTGGTTTGAATGCCGTTTAATGGCGTTTGAATGCCCCTTGAGGGCGTTTTGTTTGTTTTTAGGTGTCTTCACCTACCTCGAAACCCCGCGCCCCTTATAGGGAACGCAGGGCGCAAGGGTGATTTGCTTTGATTTGCTAGGTTTTAAGCTTCAATTGTAGATTCAGGGAAGCAAAAGGTATATCCTTTGTCTGTGCCGCCGTAAACCATTTTTGAGATGTCCCATTCAAGCTTGTGCTTTCTCACTAATTCTTTTACGGCCTCAAATGCAACTGCCGCGTCGCTTAAAGCGTAATCATAGGGAACGGTAGCTGTAAGCTTTCCGACTGTTGCTTTGATGCGTGTGCCGCGTGTGTCTGTTGCTGCTAGGTATTTTGTTTCTATTGCTTTCATGTTTATTATTTAGTTTATGGTTTTTTAGTTTTTGGCATTTGTGCCGGTTGTCTTTTCTCTTTGTCTTTTATCAATTGCAAGGGTAAAGTTTACGCTAAAAGCTTTTCGAGTAAAGCTGCGTCGCTTGCATTAAATGAATTGTCACTTGATTGCGCCCTGTTGGGCGTGCGCCTTGTCTTATATCCCGCTTGCTTAAGCTGGTATAAAGTGCCGTCTAATTGGCTTAGATGCACCGTTGCACTTCCGATTGTTTCAACGAGCGTCTTGTAAGCACTCAGGCCGGCGTTGCTGTTTACGTAGAAAGTAGCACTCAGGCCGTCTGTCTTGTATGTGAGGTCGATCATTTTGTTTTTTCTTTGTTTATGGTTAATTGAAAGATGCGGTCACTTTTACCAGTAAACCCGTGTTTGACGTTACCAAGTCTTTATTAACGCGTAAACCGTCTTTCGTAACGTGCAGCACGTCTTTGTTTTTTGGCGTTACTTTAATATGCTTATAAGCAGTTGAAAAGTAAACATTGTATCCTTCTTTAAAACGGGCGTTCGCCCATTCTAGGGTAGTATTTGCTTTGTTTTTCATAGTGTGGTCGCGCTAGTGCGCTCTGTGTGGTTGTGTGGTTGTGTGGTTGTGTTTTAATTAATGCCAAAAAATGAATTATCTTTAAAGCCATCAGTCTCAAAAACGTTTACTTTGAAGTGCTCTGAAACCTCCACTCGCTCTCCACTAGGTAAAAATAGGCGGTAGCCCGAAGCTGTTTTTTGATATGGAGGGTTCACTGTGTTGAATGCGGAGAAAAACTCTTTATTGATAGCGAACCGCAATTCAGTGCGATAGGTTTCTTTTACTTTTTTCTGAGCTAAGATGTCGATTGGTTTGATCATAGTGTGTAGTGTGTGTGGTTGTGTGTGGTTGTGTGAGTTGCGCCCCTTTCGGGGCTGTGATTGATTAGACTAGGCAAGAAACCCAGTCTTTCCAGTTGTCGGAGCTTTCGCTGTAGGAGTGTAGGGTGTATGCTTCGGCAAGAATTTCCTCGCGGCTGAAGTCTGAAGGGATGACGGTGAAATGGCCGCTTTCGGTGGTAATTTCAATGCGTCCTTCGAGGTCTCGTGTGATTTGGCTTTTCATAATATTTATTGATTTGTGTGGTTTAATTTCGCTTAGCTGATTTGCTTGCGATACAAACGATTTACACGAGTGCATTATTGCACGTCAACATCTTTTTTCATAAATCTTTGCTTTTTCTTTATACCATAGAATCACCGCTGCACGGTCTTGCTTTATAAGCTGGTCGCATAACCTTGTCGCAAGATGCTAGCCACATAACATGGTCGCATAACCTGGTCACAAGATGGATCACGCAATACCGGTCGCAAGATGCTAGCCACATAACCTGGTCGCAAGATGCATCCCCCCAACAAAGAATAAAAGAGGTCCACGCGAGCCGGCGATTGCCAAGCTGTTGAACTGACAAGCCGGTGAACTGACAAGCTGCACGCTGCCAAGCGGCGCAACCGGTAGACAGACCGGCAGACAAACCCGCGAGACAAACCCGCGAGACAAACAAGGGGGAGGGGATCAGAAAAGCAAGCAAAGATCTAGTTACTGTATATATCCCAAGCCCTCTAAAAAAATATATTCTTGTGAAGTCCTTTATATGTTAAGTCCCTTATACATTAGGAGCTTATGCGTAGACACAGCTTCGCCCCATGGGCTGATATCAACGAGTTACGAAAGAAGCGATCAAAGATCACTAGGAGTGCGAGGTAGTTAAGTCAATATACACTATATCGTTGATAATATTTTATGGCTAGCTTGCATGGCGTCATCAGGGCTATCCAACCTCTAAGCATTAGGGACACCGTTCGTCAGAACACTGTTCGTTTACGTCCGTTAGGACTCCTCTATGCCTACCCGTATTTTTACAACTCAAAGTGGGGGACTATAGGACTTGGGCTTATACGCTTGCTCCGATGGTTGTTCTGTGTCTACGTATATAGTCTAGCAGGAATCGTGCCAATTTGACCGTTTCTTTGTTATGTTATGGTAATAAAGGGTTTAGGGGATTTGGGGTATATTGGGTGTGACAGAATATGGGACATGGTGTCACAGTTGGTGTGACAGGGTGTCACGTTGTGTCACAGTTGGGGGGTTGACAAGGTGGGGAAAGTGTGATATGGATTGGATTATGTCAACTAAAGGCTCACAACCAAGGCAACTGAATCGGGACGACGAGAGGTTGGGTAAGAACTGGTCTCAAATTAAATGGTCTGGTAAGACCAAGGGGACGGAGGGTAAGAAGGGTTTTGTTAAAACTCGTATAGTGTATGGGGAAGGAACGAATAAATGAGTAAGACAGAGCAACCTGCCGAGGCTACCACCCGTAGGTTCTATGCTTCCTTTATGGAGTGGTATATGACCCACCATGCAAATGAAGCGTTACCAGCTAGATTTGGAAAGATTAACAACAAGGATTTGTTCACTGAACGTATGACGGAGTGGGCGAAAGAGATAACAACACACGATGAGTGAAGAAAACCAACAAACTTTAGCTAACCTATCAAACTCCATCTCTGAGTCTGTCAATGCCTTTGTAAAGGCTTGGGAGCCTAGTGGTAGTGGTAGACCCCCTTTGACTGTCTGTAACCCTGCTAAGGCTCAAGAGGTCTTAATGCTCCTGGCGGTTGGGACAAGTGGTAAGAAGATACTAGAACTTACTGGTTGTGCTACGAGCACGGTGTATAGGTTGAAGTCTGACTGGTGCGACCACATTGGTGACTGGAAGGAAGAGGGAGGTAAGATTAGTGGTGGCATCTATATGGACACCTCGGAGGGTCTAAGTGACACTATGGAGCGTATTGCTAGGGCAGAGGCAGAGGAAGACTGGAAGGCCGTTGAAGCCCTCTCTAAGGCTCTACAAGCGAAGAACAAGATTCTTGAGGTAAGTCATAGGCAAAGCATGACGGCACGTGGTGAGGCTTCTCAGATCACAAGGGAAGAGAAGGTTATTACTGACGCTGACATAGAAGACACAGCTTCAGCAGCTAGAGAACGGTTGAAGCAAATGAGGGCTACGGCCATTGATGCGGAGGTAGTTTCCGGTGAGTCGTAGTTGGTTGGTAAAGAAGGTGGAATGGTGGAAGCACTTGAAGTGGCGCAAGCGCTCCCAGCACCGCAGAGAAAGACAACACGTTAAGCAAAAGATATTGAAGTAATGGCTGAGTTAGAATGGCAACCCCACCCGATCGTCGAACGTCCTACAGACGAAGAGATACTCTTACTTGCGAATGGGTCTCAAGCAGACAAGGAGCTACTAAAGCAATGGCACAAGCAGTATCACAAGCGTATTGAGGCATCAGAGGAAGACCCCCTGAACTCCGGGTTTACCCTAGAGCCTTGGCAACACGCAGAACGTAGCCTTGGTGAACACTCGACCACTATGATCTATGGTGGCAATCGTAGTTCAAAGACAGAATTTAGTTCTAGGGCTGTGGTCAAAGCAGCGTTGTCCAACCCTAACTCTGAGATTGTGTGCTTTGCTCAAGATGCTGATGCGTCTGTGCGTATACAACAACGAGCCGTATTCCGCTACCTACCACCAGAGTTCAAGAAGAAGTCGAAGTCGGAGATGGAGTATTTGAACTTCACACACAAGAACGGGTTTACTGGTGCATCCTTCATTCTACCGAATGGCTCAACTGTTTACTTCCACACCTACTCTCAGTTCATAGCCAACCGTGGTAAGTTTGAGGGTCTAGAACTAGGGAGTAAGACACCAAAGTGGCACAACCTTGGTCTGTGGCTTGATGAATACCTAGAGGACGGGGACTTGGTTGAAACCATGCGCTTCCGCTTGGCTACACGTAACTCTAAGTTGCTCATTAGCTTCACCCCTATTGATGGTCATACACCCTTCGTAGCCTCATATCTAAAGGATGCGGAGACATTGCAGACGCGAAAGGCAGAGCTACTAAACAACGAGGACGTTCCCTTTGTCCAAGTCAATCACAAGAAGGACGCTGGTATTGTCTACTTCCATAGTGCCTTGAACCCCTTCGGTGGCTATGACCGCATTAGGAAAGAGCTACAACATAGCCCAAGGGAGCAGATACTTACCCGTGCCTACGGCATCCCGGTCAAGTCAATGACCACCTTGTTCCCGTTATTTAGCACAAATGTCCACGTTTGCTCAGAACTACCCGACCTAAGCCCAGAAACACACACCATCTACCAAGTGGTTGACCCTGCTGGTGCAAGGAACTATGTGTCCATATGGGCAGCAGTAGACCAACATGGCTATGTGACTGTGCTACGAGAGTGGCCTGATGAGCAGACACATGGACGTTGGGCAGAGTTCGGTGATCCCAAATGGAAGTTTGGCCCTGCTTCTAAGAAGATTGGGCATGACGTGAAGGGGTATGTTGAGTTATTTGACGAAGTAGAGGAAGAACTAGACGTTGGTGTATTTGAGCGTATAGGAGACTCTCGTTTCTTTGCTAGTGAGAATGACGACAACGTTGACCTATTTGACCAGTTCGCAGACCACGACATGCACTTTGTTCCGTCAGATGGCAGGAACGAGAACATGGGACTAGCCGCACTAGACGAGTGGTTCAAGTATAACCCCAATGCCGAGATAGACGCAGCCAACAGACCAATCATACAAATACACGAGTCCTGTGGCAACCTAATATACTCCATCTTGAACTACGGAGCGCAGGGCAAGAAGGACGAACCACTCAAGGACTTTATCGATGCCCTCCGTTATTTGCGTATGGCAAACCACGGCGAAGGCCCAGAACACTACGACTCTCAATCTATAGGAGTTATCAGACGAACTACAGGAGGATACTAAATTATGAAACCAAAAGAACTAGCAGAACAACTAGGTAAGACCGCAATGCACATTGGGCGTGTGCGTAAGGAAGTGTGTAATGAGTCCGACATGGATGGCAAAGACATCCTACCCTCTGGGGTCAAGAAGATACTAGCTTTCTTTGAGAAAGAGATGGAGGCTATTGAGACGGCTACGGTGGACATTGTGAAGGTTCAAGTGCTACCACTTAAAACAGCCAATCCTCGCTTCATATTTGCCAAGGATTTGGAGAGAAAGGTTAAGGTGAGGGTAGGGGTGCCTAAGAATCGCAAGCCCGTTCTAGACAATCCTCGCACCATCCACAAGGCAGAGCGTGGTTCAGAGGACGGAGAGTTCTTTTACAAGTGGATTAAGTAGATATGGTCGATACACGACAGGAAGACGTAAATTCTGGGTTTGTATCTAGGCATTCCGCATATTGGTCTAAGATCGAATGCGTAAAGAAAGAACTATCAGGATCAGTAGAACCAATGACATCAAATCAGTTGTGCGATGCTCTAGGTGTGAACGACAATCACATCTATCCCATTTTATCTAAAATGAGAAAAAGCTTGAGCGCAAGGTAATATGATACAATGACGACAATGGCACAATCATACTCCGACCGTTCGGATGAACCCGAAATCTATTTCTCGGAGGACTTCGATTTTGACAATTTTAAGCAGACGTATAATGACGACGTCGATGATTTACGTGCATACGTAGACCGATGCGAAAAGAACCGAGACGTCATTAACTGCGCGTGGGAAGGCAAGTCCTCTGACCTTAAGAAGGGTGAGGGCGCATTCCCACATGAAGGAGCAAGTGACACTGAGGTGTTCTTGGTAAAGCAGAAGATTCGTAACAACGACGCTCTACGCACCAACGCCCTACGCAAGTCCACCATCCGGGCATACCCACGTGAGTCCTCTGACGTAGATCGTTCAACAGAGGTGTCCGTGTTCCTACGTTGGCTACGAGACAATGGTATCCCCAACTTCCAACAAGAGATGGAGCTATCTGGTTACTATGGTGACGAGACGGGGCTGATGGTTACATACTGCGGCTGGCGGGCTAAGAAGCAAAGCTACCTCAAGCTCTTTGACATTGACCAGATTGCTGAGACTCTACCAGAGCTAGCAGAGATTTGGATGGACGAAGACCGAGTCGATGAAGCCATGGAGCTTTTCAACAGTGTAGAAGGTTGGGAACTTAACGAAGCACGAGTCAAGAAGGCTCTACGACAACTGCGTAAGTCTGGTGTAGCAGAGATACCTGTCACGGTAAAGGAGAACTCTGAAGCAGACGTTCGGACGCTTATGCCAGATGCAGACGTTATCCTACCTGCTTATACGGTAAACTACCAAGACGCACCACGTATCCACATTCGGATGCTAATGTCGGCACAAGAGATATTGAATCGTGTTAGCTCTGAGGGCTGGGACGAAGAGTGGGCTAACTACGTCATCGAAAACCACCGTGGTATTGACCAAAGCAAGTTCTACAACCCCAACAGCGTTCAGAGCTACCGCCGCATTGGTCGTATTGCTCGTATTACCAACGAACGAGCTAGGGATACAATCGAAGTTGCCCTAACATTTGAACGTCTCATAGACGACTCTGACAACGCAGAAGGCATTTACCTAACTGTGTGGTGTCCAGAAATGACAGAACAGGACGGAACACCCAATGTAGCCAAGCGTGTGCTACTAAGTGGTCGTAAGAACTACCCTGTCGTCATTACCAAGACCTCACTAGGTAAGACACTATACGATGGTATCACGCTTCCAGAGCTACTACGTGCGCCACAGAAGAACCAAAAGACCCTACGTGACAGTTACATGGACGAGTCTGGTTGGAGCATCAGCCCAACTATCTGGGCACCAGCAGGTGTAGATGCTTCCGGCATGGGGCCTGGTGCTGTGATTAGTGGGCCTACGGGACGTAAGCCAGAGTATATTGATCGACCATCTAGCTTTGCACCTAACCTCAACCTAGAGAAGTTACTAGTAGATGAGGCGAATCAGATTGCAGGGCAAGACCCCAACGACCCTCTAAGTGTCCAGCTACAACAGCACAACATTGGTCAATACCTATCACACGTCCAGAACGTGCTGAAGATGACCTACGAGACATGGAAGCTAGACGGCCCAGAAGAACTATTCCTACGTGTCACAGGTAATCCAGAGCCAGTTCAGTTCACCAAGAAGGAGGACGAGGGCGAGATGGATATAACGGTGAGCTTTAACTCCACCTACGATGATCCAGAGAAGGTTGAGAAGATGTTGGCAGGTCTATACCAAGTCTTACAAAACGACCAAGGTGGTCGTGTAAACTCTGAGGCTATTACGGATATGGCACTATCTGCCCTTGATCCTACACTAGCCGACCTAGTTCTTATGCCAACCGAGCAGGGTTCTGCTAAGATTGTCAATGAGACAACCAACGACATTGCTAAGATGGCTGCCGGTATACCAGTTGGCGCACCACAGAATGCAGGTCAAGCCAGACTTCAGATTGTTCAAGACTACAAGCAGTCACAGACGGGTGCTATGGAGTTACAGTCTAAGCCACAATTCCAATTCCTACTTGCCGAGTATGAGAAACAACTAACCTTCCAACTCCAGCAACTACAGAACGCTGAGATCGGCAAGGTTGGAGCGCAACCCGCCCAGATGGGTGGCACAGTAACACAAGGCATGAATGAGTAAGGAAACTAAGAAGACAATAGCAGACGTAATTAAACTACTTCGGGACAACCCGGAGTATGGTCGTGCGTTCTACGAATACTTTGAGGATAAGCGAGACGAGTTAATCTCTGCACAGTTCACTAGAACTGATCCAGGCTTCGATAAGAAGTGTCACATATCTGCACAGTTCGTTCAGAATCAAATACTTGACGAGTTTCAACTAAAGAGTTTGAGCCGTAGGGATTAGGATTTATCATGAGCGCAAGGTAGTGTGCTATACTACGATTACGACCCCCACCTTGGTCGGTTAATCATTAGGTAGATATATGACACAAATAGCAGAAACGGATAACCTTGAGTCCGAACAAGATCAAGAGACGCTAAAGCCCCTTACAATCGAAGAAGCGCGAGCTAATCGAGAGAAGGCTAAAGCAGGTGAAGCAACAGAGCCAGAAGCCCCAGAAGCCGAGGACGCGTCAGAAGAGGTGGTCGAAGAGACTGCTGAAGACAATCCAGAGGTAGAAGAGGTCGAAGACGAAGAAGAGTCACCAGACAATGTTCTTTCTAAGTTGGAAGATGAGTTTGACCTAGACGACCTAAGCGAAGAGCAGATGGAAGCCTTAACCGAAAAGTTGGAGATTGGTAGCCGCAAGGCATTTGCCAAGCAACGGCTGGAGATTAAGGAACTAAAAGCTCAAGTTGATGCCGAACGGTTAGAGAAAGAGGAAGCCCTAAAACTTCGTCAACTAACCCCAAGCGTCGAGGAACTAGATACTAGCATACAGCAAGCCGAGACAAACGCAGAGTATTGGAACGATCAGTTAATTCTGAACCAAGACACTGAGTATGACGAGGCTTCTGGTAAAGACATTAAAGGAGTCAGAGACGAGAGCGGTAAGTTCTACCCTGCACAAGAAGTATTAAACTTCGTGAAAGCAGAGCGTAAGAAGGTTACTGATCTACGTCAAAAGCGATCAGAAGCAGAGAAGGAGTCGGCAAGTGCCGGTGATGTCGAAGCTAAGATTGACACCTTCAAGGCAGAGCTAGGAATCGAAGGGGAGGCTGAAGAACGCTACGATGCGTTAATCAAGTCTCCTAAGTTCAAGTTAGTCAAGTCACTCATTCCCGAATACGGGGTGGAACTAGCAGAGTTGCTGGCACAGGCAAGTCTATACGATGGTAAGAGTAAGAAGAAGAAAGTCATACTCAAGCGTAAGGCTCCTAAGTCAACACCAAATGCAGTCCCATCTTCTCCCAATGGGCGTGGCAATGCCAAGAGCGGCAGAGCCAGTGAACTAAGTAAGATAGTTAGCGGAGGTGGTTATACACCTCAAGAAAAGCTAAATGCTATGCGTGAACTAAGAACCCTTAATAACCGATAACTAACAATTCAAAGAAAGATATAAATTATGGCATATACAGATACAAATGTAACTGGTAATCGCGAAGACCTCAAGCAACTTGCTACCGTCATCGCTGCAACTCAAGCTCCCGTTTGTGGATTGCTTCCTACCCGTCAAATCAGCAACAAGCGTCCCGTCGTATTGATGGACTCTCTTGCAGCTCCTGTGGCTACTGGTCACATCGAAGGCACTGCAACTGACACTGGTGTTGACAAGTTCGCCGCTGTTGGTGAATACACAGGTCAAGCACAACGTCTCGTTCGTGAGTGGCAAGTAACTAAAGAACAAGAAGCCCACAACTCTGCTGTTGTTGCAGACAAAGCTGGTGCTTCCGAGAAGGCTCTTAAAGAGCTTATGCGCGACAAAGAAACAGTTGTTTGTGGTGACCAAGGCAAGACTGCCGACGTTCCTGGTGCAACTGCTGGTGTAACTGCTGGTCTTGGTGACATCACCGATGCTTCCAACACCGACTTCGCCGCTGCTTACCGCACACCTGCCGCTTCTATTTATAGCGGCACTAAAGCTGACTTTGACGATGCTGCATTCAATGCAGTTCTTGCTTCAATGTTCGGTCAAGGTGGTGAGTTCCTCGACCTACACTTGGTTGCTGGCACAGGACTACGCTCTCACATCGTTGAGCAGTTCACACGCACTGCTGGTGCAGCTAGCCAAATCGACTACAACATGAATGGCACTGCTGTCATTCCTTACACTGTTGAAATGTATGACTCCGACTTCGGAACGGTCAAGATCATCAACGGTAACCCTGCATGTATGCCTTCGGTTGACCGTGGCTACGTAATCGATCCTCGCTATCTTGAGTGGGGCGAACTGTATGGTGAAGGCTCCGAGGAGTATGAAGGTCGTGGCGTAGGCTCCAAGGGTGCTTGTGACCTATACGGAACTACTCTCTCTCAAGGCCCCAATGGTCTTGGTAAGATCGAGTTCTCTGACGAAGCCTAATCGTTTAGATTAGCGACTATCTGCGAGGGCGGTGTTAAGCAGCACTGACTTGACATCGCCCTCTTTTTAGTCCAATACCTGAATAATGGCAATTAAGAAGAAACCCCTAACCCCGAAGGAAAAGCTCGACGCTCTTCCTCCAATGGAGAAGCTCGCTCTCATCCGAGGCATACAGGCCAATGACGAGCGAACATTACAATATTATTACCGCAACTTCGTAGACCCCGCAACTCTCCGCAAGGGTAAGTCTATGGATCAATTCCACTATATGCTGGCGCGCAAGGAGTGCGAGGCAGTGGATGGTATGGGCGGTAATACAGACTTTGATAAATACATCTTTGATAAATCTTTTCAACAAGCATCATTAGCATAATATGGCACAAGGCACACGCACATGGACTGAACTAACTGGTTTAACCGCAGCCCGCTGTGGTTGTGCTTTATCTGGTGATGACGCCACACAGGTTGGATTCCTTCTTAACTCGGCGGCAAGGCAACTGTATCTTGAGAATCCCTGGTGGGAACGGTTTCTAGTCTTAGAGCCAAGGACAGTAGAGCGTGGTTATGTAAGCTATTCGGAAGATAGCTTTAATGTGTATGGTGCTGGAACAAGTGAAGCCAATGGGCTGTATCAACGAAATGGCTTGTCGGGAAGCGCGCCAAAATACACGCTTTATGAGTCGGACGGTGTGACGGAGAAATATAGCCTATTTACAGGCGAAGCTGGCGTCGAAGGATGGAGCCTAGAGAAGACGAACGAAGACCCTATTTACACGAATTCAGCCACTAGCTCCACTCCCCCGGAGGATGGATGGGTGGCTGATGCTGGCGAAGACCCAGCACCAAGAGTGCAAGCCCTGTCAGAGATAGGGGAATACATTGGACACTGGAATGGTAAGAAATGGTCTGGTGCTAACCCAACGATGGGAACGGCTTACCCAGATCAGAATGGCATACGTGTAACTGACTCAAGTCAGGACATTGTGTATATGGCATTCAAGAAGTCTTTCGACACTACATACGGAGACGGCACAGGTGGCACAACATCAGATGTCCCTGCCGAGTGGTTTGAGTTTATGGCGTATAGCGCAGCACGTAGTTTCATGCAGTCACAAAGACAAAGTGACAGTTACCAACCAATTGCTATTAGCGAGGTGGAGCGTGTGAGGGAGCAAGCGTTGCTCAAGATCAACAGACAAGGAATTTACAAGACGATAGCACAACGCTTTCGGACTTATTACAATCAAGACGTAAGCATACACTAATATGGGCTTTGGAAGATTACGATTTCGCAGAAGTTTTGGACAGGTTAAATCACAGTTTCGTGGTGCGCGTCCTAAGTTCTATCCATTGTTTACCGGCTTACTTGACACCTATGCTGGTGCATCAGCTGCTTACAGCCTACGCCGACTGTCGAAGATTGCGTCCTCTGTTGTTCGTGTAAGACGAGCAAGCGACAATGCAGAGAAAGACTTTACTGCGGATGACATTACCGATAGCTCAATGGTAAATTGGGTGAATGGACAGATCGTCCCACCTCTGGACATTCGTGAGTTGGACTCCAATGGTGAGCGCACAGGTGACCTAGTAGAAGCCGCCGCCGCCTACAGCCTCCGTAACCTTAGTGCAAGCTACACAGGTAGCGTAGTGGAAGTAAGGCGTTCTAGTGACGACGCAGAGGATTCCTTTACTGCGGCTGAGGTTGCTGATGGGACGCTAGTTACTTGGGTAGGTGCTGGTAACGACGGCTTCGTAAAAAACTGGTATGACCAATCAGGCAACAACAACCACGCAACTCAAGGGACAGACGCAAGTCAGCCTAAGATTGTTGATAGTGGGTCTTTGGTTTCTGGTGGGTTGGACTTTGATGGGGTTGATGATAGCCTAGCATTATCTGGCAGTGGTCTTGATATATTTAAGGATGTTGGATACGGTCAAGTGTTTGCCGTGGCTACTTCTAATGAAACTGGATTAGCATTTGGCGCCATATTTAGGCTAAAAACTAATACTGGCCCTACCAGATACTCGATCGGTGAATCAAATGCAACCAATGGAAGCTATCGCATCGGAGGACGCAGACTGGATTCTGATTCTTTTGATAGCACCACGGCAAGCACTCCTCACGGAGCTACGCAGAAGGTTGTCACTGGATTCTTGAACTATGCAGATGGCGAGGCTTACATTTACCAGAATGGTGTAAACATCGGAACCGATTTAAGTTTTCAAACGGCTGGCAATACTTCAAATACATCATCGTTTGGTGGAGATGTAGGTGGGGGAGCAGGGGGGGCAGCATTCGACGGCACTATCCAAGAAATCATCATCTACAACTCCGACCAATCGGACAACCGAACAGCCATAGAAGCTAACATCGGAGACCACTACGACATCGACCTCCCATCTGGAGTAGACACAGGGTATGACCAAGTGGACGGCTTTGTGGAGACTTGGTATGACCAGTCAGGAAACGGCAATGATGCTGTTCAGCAGGTGTCTGGAAGTCAGCCTAAGATTGTTGATGCTGGTGTGCTTGTTAGTGGTGGGTTGGACTTTGATGGGGTTAATGATGGACTATCCATAAGTGGACAAGTGCTAACATCCTCTTTGTTCTATGCTACCTCCGTGATGAATCACGCTACAGGGACATCAACGTTTGGGGGGGAGAGCGTATTTGGGCAATATCAAGTAGGCACATCAGGTAGATTTCACTTAACTGCAAATAGCTCAAATCAGTATTCCTTCTTTGCAAATGCGACTGATTCAATTGTTGGGCTTAACACAGGAGCAATCGGAACTGCTCAAACGCTAATCTCTGTCAATGGCGATGGAAGCAATGCTGAAATCTGGCGAGACGGAACTAGCAAAGCTACGGACACTTACTCTGGATTTACTCCAGCAAATGTTAATTTTACTATTGGTATTGATGCGTCAGGAGACCGTAAGTTTAACGGCAAGATTGCCGAGGTCATCATCTACCCCTCCGACGAGTCAGCCAACCGTGAAGCCATCGAAACTAACATTAACAATCAATACGACATCTACTAATGCCCTATCTAATCTACCCAACCGAGAAAGACGCTTGTGACCGTGCCGACGAAGAAGGCAAGGAAATCGGCTACGCTTACTGGACGGAAGGCAAAGGCACACGCTGGTTGACTAAGCCAGTCCCTACTGCTGACGGCGAGTGGGCATTGGATGTTTCGGAGTATGACCTAGACGAGATAGAAGAAGCTACCGTGGTAGACACGTATTTACCCGTCGAACAACCAGGCGATCTATAAACCCCAACCCAAAGTAATTATGTATAACCAGAACAAAAGAATGTGCCTCAAAGGTAAGTCCAAAGGTATGTACGGCAAAAGCAACACCAAGGGCAATCGTCCCACCAAAGGCAAACGTAAATACTAATCAAAACCATGCCAGCCAAGAAGAAAAAAACAGCCCAACAGAAGTATGGAGATGGAACAACTTACCGTAGTAAGGGTAAGACCATTAAACGTATTAGTAGCCCCGGCACAAAGCGTGGTAATGCGTATTGCGCTAGAACTGTAAGCCAAAAGCGCACACCCAAGGTAAGGGTTCGCCGTAAGGCTTGGGGTTGCAGTGGTAAGAGATCAATCAAGAAGTAAAGATATGGAAGACATCATCTACAAATCAACAATTGGAACAGGAGGATTTATCGCCACCATTGAACTAGCACCAGTAAATGAAGTATTAGGATTTGTAGTAGGTCTTGCCACTTTTGTCTATATGACCGCATCGGCGATCAAAGTAATCAAAGAACTAAGAAACAAATAATATGACACCAGAACTAATAGCAATGCTCGGAGGAGGCGTAAGTGGTTTCGTAATGAAGCTCATTGGCGCACAAATGGAAAACCAAGCTCGTCAGTTCGAGCGTATGATTGGTAAGCAACAAGGGGCAGATGCGTCTGCTGATGCAGCGGCTAAGCGTGAGGGTGGTGTATTAGTTCGTAGGTTCCTGGTGATATCCACCGTCTTTGCCATTATAGTAGCCCCATTCGTCTTTGCGTGGACAGACGTAGGGGTAAGCGTAGGTAGAGAGACAAACGGCTTTCTAGGGCTATTCAAGGGCTTTAAATGGGACACCATACAAGGCTTCGTCATCCTTCCAGAAATTAGGCAAACTGCCTTAGCCATCGTAGGCTTCTACTTTGGTTCTTCTCAAATCAAATAAAGATATGGCCAAGGACGCTTGTTACAGAAAAGTAAAGTCTAGGTATAAGGTCTTTCCTTCTGCCTACGCTAGTGGTGCAATTGCTAAATGCCGGAAGGCGGCAGCTAAGAAGCGGGGTAAAAGAAAGAGTGGTGGAAAGTAATGGCAGCCGTTCGGAAGACAAAGGCAGGAGCCGCCCTGAAAAGATGGTTCAAGGAAGGATGGGTAGATGTCCGTTCGGGGAAGCCCTGCGGAAGACGGAAGGGCGAAAAGCGAGGAACACCATACTGTCGGCCATCAAAGCGTGTGAGCAAAAAGACACCTGCTACTGCAAGCGAAATTTCATCCAGTCAAAAAAGATCACGCATAGCACAAAAGAAAAAGCTAGGTCAACCAGCGGGTAAACCTCGTCGGGTCAAAGCAATTAAGCGCAAGCGATAACACAGGAATTATATATGGCAACAGCAGAAACTACAGTAACAGGAAGATATTTAGACCTAAAGGGCAACGCTATATCTAGTGCTTACCTAACCTTTCGTCTACTAGATGTAGGGGCAGATGATGATGTTACACCAGAAGAGGTGTTTGCTCGTAACCCTAGTAGTGTTCAAACGGACAGTAGTGGGGACTTTAGTGTTGTCCTATGGAACAACGGTTCCTCTGATATTGATAGTGTGTATGAGGTGAAGTTTCCTGACAACCGCACAAAGCAGTTTATCATACCTGTGGGTAGTGCCGGTGGAACAATTGATTTAGCTACGCTCTTAGCTTTACACCAACCAGCAGGGTCTGGTCAGCAAAGTGTGATACAAGGAAACTTAAACGACTTTGCCGCTGATCCAGAGAACAGCGATGATTTTTCTGCCTCAAACTGGCGGAGTGGTTTAAACGTAGAGGACGGGGCAGATGTAACTGATACAACTAATGTTACAGCAGCAGGAGCATTGATGGACTCCGAATTGACGAATGAAACTGCTGTTAAGGCAATAGATCAAGGGCTTGCTACTACAGATGATGTAGAATTCAACAATCTTGCAATTGGTCAATCAGCAAGCAGTGTAGTTTACAGCATTGACCTGGGAACTAATACTGGCTTTAAAGGCATTGGTGCAGGGTCACAAGACTTCGGGTATTACGTTGGTAATACTAGCGTCTGGAATGCGCCAGCTGCTGGAGGAATGTATATAGCGCAACCTCTCGAACTCAACACGGACTTAGCCATAACCGAAGGTGGAACAGGGGCGTCAACGGCTAGTGCAGCACGAACTAACTTGGGTTTTATTACGGCTACAGCCACCCTCGACTTTCCGTCTATATCGTCAAATAGTAGTGAAGAACTTACCATTACTGTAACTGGTGCAGCAACGGGGGATGTTGTCATACTAGGCGCACCTTCCGCAATTGAGTCTGGATTGACCTGGTGTGGCTATGTATCTGCCGCAGACACAGTGACAGTTCGACTACATAAATCTTCTGGTGGTTCAGTGAACCCTGCGTCTGCAACTTGGAAAGTTACAGTAATTAACTAATCATAATGTCATACAAACCTACACACGCTAACGGAACCTTTACTAAATTTGGTGCACCCGAAATTGAGAAACTATACAATGACCGGTATAAGATTGTTGTTCGGTGCAACGTAAAGGGTGTAGATAGTAAGTGGCACTACTCCAACATTAACAACTTCTGGAAGGACTTTGGTTCCCTATATGACTCTCCTCTACAAGTTGATGGTTCAGATGTAGGTTGGGAGCCAGCGACAGGTGAGACGTATCCTAATATGCGTCTAGTTGAGGTGTCACAGAACTACCCAAGAACACCAAATGATGGTGCGCCAGTTCTGGAGTTTACCTACGAGACTTTGACTGGTTCGTATGTGCAGGATGCTGACGATAAAGTAGACCACGAACTTAATGGTTTACGCCGTGTTACACGCACCGTCATAGCCACAGAGGACGCAAGTTACGCTAAGGTAGTAGGAACGGCCACAATTGCCCATACAGGGCGTGGCTATAGTTCTGAGACCCTAACCCTAGCTAGTGAAGAAGAAGTGCCTAAGAGGCAGAATGTGGGTGGCTTTACACGCATACAAGAAACTTGGGTGGCAAGTGGAACATTGTCTGAAACAACAGACAACGTAGGCTCGCAGCAGTCTAAGGTTATTGAGACAATTGGTGCTGATCCTGCAACTCCATCTGGCTACTCATTGGCTAGTAAGCGAGAGAGTAACTTTGAAGGACTTCAGACGAATCGGTTTACATTTCTTAAAGATAATGTGGTTCTATCCGAATCAGAGGACAATGTAGGTAGTCAAGCGGCAATAGTCCAAGAAGTATTTAATGGAACGCCAGCTACTCCCAGTGGATACTCTGTTGCATCCAAACAAGAATCGGATGTCGATGGGATTCCTACGAATAGGTTTACTTTTCTCAAGGACAATGTAGTATTATCCGAATCTGAGGACAAGGTAGGTAGCCAAGAGGCAATCGTCAAAGAGGTGTTCAATGGAACTCCAGACACTCCTACCGGATATAGTATCGCAAGCAAACGGGAAAGCGATGTAGACGGTATCCCAACCAAACGATTTACGTTCCTCAAGGACAACGTAATTCTTTCCGAATCAGAGGACGAGGTCGGCTCGCAAAATGCAATAGTTCAAGAGGTGTTCAACGGAACCCCAGCAACTCCGAGCGGATACAGTGTTGCCAATAAGCAGGAAAGCGATGTTGATGGGATTCCGACCAAACGGTTTACATTTCTCAAGGATGACGTAAAGCTATCTGCTTCTGAAGATGAGGTGGGTTCGCAAAATGCAATTACGGAACAATGGTTTAATCCCGGAGCATCACGGGACACTAAGGCGGGTTACTCGCTAGCCCGTAAGGAAGAGTCAGACGTTGATGGCATACCAACCGAGCGTTATACATTCCTCAAGCCTAGCATTCTGTCACTCAAGCAAGAGCTTAGTGGTGGCTCAAAGCGAGTATCAGTTCAAGCTTTTGGACTAGATGTAGCTGATGTTATATCGGCACTTAGTGAAGTAACAGCCGACCACGTTCTATTGTCCCAGAGTGAAAGTGATTATGCTGGCATAAAGACCACTACATTTGAGTTTCGACTTGATGAGTCTTTTACTGAGGACTACGAGTTAAATGGGTTGCAAAGAATCTCGTTGGTTGAACTGAGCGTCAGCAACTTTACCGCACAGACAATTGGCTCTGTCTCATCTTCAGCACCTACAAGTGGTCTGTATCTTGGCACACAGAAGATAGACAACGGTGGCTCTATTAAAACAAGAGAGTCTGTTTGGCTGGAGGCTGGAACACTAAGCGTATCAACCAAGAACTTGGCTGAGGGTGTTTTAGAGGTCACGACGGTCTTTTTAGTTACAGAAGGAACAACTGTTGGCCCAGTCACATCACGAAGCACAAGTAACTTTGAAGGGTTAAAGACAATTTCTGTAGACACGCTACAAGACAAAAACGGCAACAGTTTAATTGGCGAGGGATCAAACTTAGTTCATCGGTATGAGAAGAAGGTTGATTTTACCTATCCTGGTGTAGTTGGCATACGACAAGATGAGATTGATTCAAATGTCGGGATTGATCCTATGTTAATGAACTTCAACCTAGACCCACCCGTTCAAGCCAAAGTCACTGGAACCGTGTCGGTCATCTTTCAAAATTCTTCAACTATAACAGCAGCAGATGAGATTTATGATGACGGAACTGGCGCAGCAGATGGCTATTGGAACCCAACTCAATGGGCAAAAACCTACGTTTCCGGGATTGGCTGGAAGTATTCGGCATTCGTAGAGTCTCAAGGTTTGCGCGGTTATAGGGTAAATACTGATGTGTCTGGAATTACAGAGATTGCGCCAACCGCCACAGATAAATCATTCGCGAGCAATGGTGTAGTTGTCTTTCAGTATGGGGGAACAACCGCAGCAATTGAAGCTAGCAATTCTACAACTAGTGGATCACTTTACGCTAGGGTTGTTGGTTTCTCCGACGCGAGCGGATTAAAGTTTACCGTGTCGGGCAAGAGGCTATACGCAACGACCCCCTTCGTGTTGGAGGCGACTGGCGGGCCAGATGACCCTAGCGGAAACCATTATGTTCTAGACATTGATATACGCCCTGCATTTGAAGACATTAATGGCAACATCTATTTCAAGAAAACAATTGTAACTGCAACTGTATAATGCCAAACTACGACGAGTCAGAACAAGAACGCAAAGACAGGCGTGCATCAAGCAAAACTAGGCGCAATGAGCGCAAGTTTAATCGTGCGCTAAAGGACGATTACAAATCCAAGTTGGCTAGCGTATTTACGACCGCAGAACGCAGGAAGATCAAGGCAGAGTATAGCGCAGCAAAGGATCGTGGTGGAATCTATGATGTATCTACCGATACATATCGGAAGTATGATAATAACCAAGATGACCAGAACTCCGACATTAATAGGGCTGGAATTGATAAGATTGGCTCCAGCAACATACCAGCTAGTGGTGGTGGTGGTGGTGGTGACATAGAATTCAACGGTTCTGTCCTCATCTGCATTGATGGTTCCCCTTACTACATAGACATTCCCTACGACTCCGACACTGGCCCTTACGCACCAAGTGGGGGAGCTAACTTTCCAATAAGCGCACCATAGTAATGCCAACTGCAACTCCATTTACAGCACTAGGAAGAGGCAACGGTTTTGCATCATTTTGCACAATACCAATCAGCCAATTAGAAAATCCAGAAGCGTGGGAAGAATACGACCTATGCCCAGAGGAGTTCACACTTGAGGAGGTTATGAATTGGGCGTGGAATGGGCACGATTACACTAATACATCTCTTAGCATCGAGGAGGATCATTACGGAACCACTTATACCAGATACAGAAAATGGTATCTTAATTATTCAGAGGCAAATCAGGCGTGGGGTGGAAATTTACCTGACGTTGGTCAGGGTTTGTATCTTGGTGTTAAGTTGGAAAACGGAGCCGTAATTTATAGTTCAGGTCGCAATACGCAGCCATACGAAAGGGTTTGTAGAGCTAGACCTGACTTGCGTTTTTTTGAAATAGAATCAGATGATACAGGAATTATCGGTAGCTTCACTCGGTTCATCCGCACCAGAATTGTTTATGATTCAAATAACAACAATTACAGGTTTTTAGTTCGGGCTGGAGGTGGTCGCATAGCTAATGAAAGCCAGATTGTGGCAGATGGTCTTACAGTTGAAAATACTATAACATTTGAGATTCCGATAACATCAAGCAAACACATTAGCGTCCCAATGGCAAGCAGTGAAGACGCATTAGATAGTGAATACATATTTACTAGTGCAGTCAAAGGGCAAATAGACTTTTACACTTACTCCTAACCTTGACTTAACCGAATAATTGCCCTACACATACAGACGCAAAAGAAAAAGAAACAACAAAAAGAAAAAGGAGCGAAGCGAGTTTTTCCTTCCCTTCTACTAATCAATTATAACGACCACCCCAATTTACTGTCAAGCCTTAAATTTTATATACAACACAGACAAGAAAGACACACAACACTATGACTGACGCAGAATTACTAGAAGAAGAACGCAAGAAGAAAGAAGCAGCGGCGATGGGAGAGGTTCAACCTCAGAAGCCAATAACCTTCCGAGACTACAACGTTCCCGAATCACCAAGGGCTAGTGGACTCTCTGTGTTCACTCGAAGCGGTGAGGTTAAGCCGGGCGTTGACGTAAGTGCTATTGTGCCAGCACCAGAAACTTTACCTGAACCAAGTGAGGTTAACACGGCGTTGAACCAAGAGGTGCAAGTTGGCTCTCCTAGCGTTGATGAAATTCCCTCCATGAATGCCTCAGCACGTGGCGTAACTCGACGGGACGTGTCAGCCCCCGACCAAGTTGTTCCTGCGGGTCGTTTTGGTGGTCAGTCAGAAGCAAGACTGTCGGACGTTGGTTTAAGTCCAGTTCAAGGTCGTGGTCGAATTACCCCGTCATCTGTAGCCGCACAAGCCGCCACAGGAGCTTCGGCATCCGAAGTAACCCCAAGTGTCACCCCAACAATCGAAAGCCCTTCAGGGAACGCACAGGGGCAAGTAGCAGCAGTTCCGCAGGGTGAGGCTGGCTCACCTCAAGCTTTCTTTGCCAACATTCGTAACCAGCGTGAACTCACGCCAGAGGAAATCGCACGAGGAGAAGCAAGGGCTGCTGAAATGGGAACAACCTTTGACCCCAATGTAGGGTTTTCACGTAAGGCATTTGAAGACTTCCAAGCCGCACAAGCAGGAGCAACTGCTCCATCAGGTGGATTAACTACCGTAGGTGGCGCACCTTTATCTGAGTTCCTTGGTGGTCAGGCAATGCCAGAACGCGGATTTACGCAACCTGAACGTCCTATGGCTGGTCGTGGTGTAACTTTGACACCAGGACAAATGGACGAACTAAGTGCCGAACGTGAGGCTAGACTTGAAGCTAGACGACCCGGCGATCAAGCAGTGAGCGACCGTGACCGTAGAGCCGCTAGAGGTGAAGGTATTAGTGTGGCAGATAGAACTGCTATGGCTAAGGCAAATGCTCGTGGTGCAAGCCCTAGTGAGATTGCTCGTGGCAACAAGATTGCAGATGAACTTGGCGTTGACTTGAAAACGGGTCAGCCACTAGAAACAGAAGCAGAAGACACTAGAACCCCAGAGCAAATTGAGTCTGACCGCCTAGCAATTGAAGCACAAGAACTTCAGAACGAACGCTCTCGTCAAATCATTGCTGAAGCTAACGAACCTGATGCCACCCCATTTGCCAAGAAACGTGGTGAGTGGGAAGAGCGGGCACAAGCATTGCGTGAAGACGGCATGAGCGAAAAAGAGATTAGTGCTAGGCGCAGGGCTTTCTTAGCTGGCGATACATTTGATCCTTTGTTGTTTGACGAGGGAGATTCGACCGTGGAGACGCAAGGCGAGGACTCGACTCTACCCGCCTCGACAGCTAAAACGCATCAAGAATCAAATGCCGCAGCTAAAAAGGCGGGCAAATCAGAGTATACCTTTGAGGGTAAAAAATACAAAGTTCAATAATGGCTGAGTTTACACCAATCCCGGTAGAGGAAGAAAATTCTTTTACACCTATTCCCGTACTTGACAATGATGTTGAAGCTAAGGATGATTTTATACCCATCCCCGTTGACGCAGAAGAAGAACCTACCGCTGGTGAAATTGTTGCTGGTGTTGGAACTGAAATTGGCGTTGGTGTTGGTGGTCAACTAGCTGGTGCGGCTATTGGAACCGCCATCTTACCCGGTCTAGGCACAGCTATTGGTTATGGCATTGGGTCTCTTGGTTCTGGTATTGCTGGTTCTATTGCCGCACAAAAGATCGAGGGACAAGAAGACATCTCGTGGGGTCGTGCTATTGCGGCGGGTCTTATCAACTTAGTTCCTGGTGGTGCAGCTAAGGGCATCAAGGGAGCCGCAACACTAGGTAAGGTGGCAGCCAGAGAAGCAACTAAGGGTGCGGCTATGGGAGCTACAGAAGCCACCAGTAGGGCTATTATAGATGAGGGTAGACTGCCTACACAAGAAGAGCTAACCCAATATGGTGGGGCTGGTGCATTGTTTGGTGGTGCGCTTGGAACTGTAGCTAGTAAGGTTGGAAGTAAGTTTGCTGGTAAGTCGGCGAGTGAGATAGACGAAGCCATTGCTAAGGGTGAGATTGATTACAAAGACTTGGAGTTTGTGGCTAAACAAGGACAGGTTAAGAAACCTACTGCGACACCTAAAGACACCCCAGAGGCTACCACCGCCCCTAAGACACCCGAAGTAGAGTTTACTGAAAGTGGAATACCTTACAAGGCTGAAGGCACTTATGTTAGGTTTGGTGAATTACCTGAAGGCCCATCTAAAAATCACTTAACAGGAAAAGATGAAAAAGGACACTCGGTATATCTAGCATATAGAGACGAGAAAACGGGTAAATACATCCTACAACCCAACGCTACAGATGAAACAGCATCAGGTGAAATCATTGAAACGCTCGACTCGCTCATAACTGGTGACAGAAAAATATACGAAATCAGCGGAGAACGTATTGGGGATGGGTTTGACGGTGAACCTATTCTAAACACAGCCAACAGTAAACAGATTAAGGAGGTAGACCCTTCCGACATTGTTTTAAGTAGTGACCTCACTCGGAACATTAAAGGCGAAAAGCTGGATGTAGACGCATCTTATGATGCAACTAGAGCGACAAAAGATGTTCCAGAGGGGGCTGAAATAAATGACTACTCATATAAAAAGACTGACGATGGAGATTACGAAATCTACGAGAACGGAGAAAGTAGAGGAATTATTGTTGGTAATGAACAAGCCGCTAAGAACACCGTCAATAAACTGATTAGCGATGATATTGATATAGCTAAGGTTAAGGCTCGCCGCGCTGCTAAAAAAGACCCCGCCCCTAATACACCCGAAGTTGCACCCAGCCCTACACTAGAAGGAATCATACGCCCAGACATTGAACAAATTACAGCAAGGGTTCAGTCGGAAAATGCAGCGGCAGAGTTAGTAAAGGCAAGGTCTATTGCCGCCAAGGAACAAGGAACATTGGGAGCCATCTTAGCTAGCATCGTGCCATCTAAGTATGTTGGAGCCAAGGCTAATCAAGCCACCATTGACTTCAAGCGTTCTATTACTGAAGCCGAAGAACTGGGTTCACGGATAGCCGACAAGGTTAAGCGCGAGGTTGGTGAAAACGCAGACCTCAATGCTACAATTAACAAGGTGATTGATGGTGATGCTTCGG